AGGATTTTCTTTGAGAAGGTCTATAGCATTTGGATTTAATGATAATAAATTCCAATCTATTTTTTCTAAAAGATTTTCTTTGATAAGATTGATAGCATCAGGGATTTTTGATATAATATTCCAATTAATCTTATCCTTATTTTTCTCAAATATTTTTATTGCTTTTTTATTATGTGATAAATATAACCAATTAATTTTATCAGGATTTGCGTTGAGAAGGTCTATAGCATTTTCATTTAATGAAAAATAATCCCAATTTATTTTATGAGAATTTTCTTGGAGAAGGTATATAGCATTCTTATTTAATGATAAACAAATCCAATCAATTTTATCAAGATTTCTTTCAAGAAGATGAATAGCATTTGGATTTCTAGATAAATTAAACCAATTAATTTTATGAGGATTTGCTTCTAATAAATGAATAGCATTCTTATTTCTAGATAAATAAAACCAATTAAGTTTTTTAATATCTATCCAATCTCTCAATTTCATTTATTATTAAAAAATAAATTAATCTCCAAATAATTCCTCCAAATAATCATATTCAGGATTTTTAAATACCCTCGATGGTTTCATAACTTCTTTAATTAAATCTTCATACATCCCTTGATTATTATCTTTCATCTTCTCATAATCTAATTCAAATATTGCTGGATTTGCTGATAATTTATACCAATCTATCATTTCTTGATTGGCTTTGAGAAGTTCTATAGCATTCTCATTTGATGATAAATATAACCAATTAATTTTATCAGGATTTGCTTTGAGAAGTTCTATAGCATTAGGATTTTCTGATAAATTATCCCAATTGATTTTCATAGGATTTGCTTTGAGAAGGTCTATAGCATTCTCATTTAATGATAAAAAATCCCAATTAATCTTCTCCCGTTCCTCTAAAAGATTTTCTTTTAATAATTGAATAGCATTCTTATTATTTGATAAGATATGCCAATTGATTTTATCAGGATTTTCTTTGAGAAGTTCTATAGCATTTATATTACTTGATAAATTGTTCCAATTGATTTTATCACGTTCCTCTAAAAGATTTGCTTTGAGAAGTTCTATAGCATTCTTGTTATTTGATAAATAATTCCAATTGATTTTATCAAGATTTGCTTTTAGAAGATGAATAGCATTCTTATTATATGATAAAATATTCCAATTTATTTTATGAGGATTTTCTTTGATAAGTTCTATAGCATTAGTATTTTCTGATAAATTTTCCCAATTGATTTTATTAGGATTTGCTTTTAATAGATGAATAGCATTCTTATTATATGATAAAAAATTCCAATTGATTTTATGAGGATTTGCTTTGATAAGTTCTATAGCATTAGGATTTTCTGATAAAATATTCCAATTGATTTTATAAAGATTTTCTTTAAGAAATTGAATAGCATTAGGATTTGATGATAATAAATTCCAATCTAATTTATCCTTATCAATCCAATCCCTCAATTTCCAAATTGGTCTATTTAAACTCATATTATTTAAATTATTCAAAATGATTTTAAATGAATATATTAGAAAAATGAGTTATATATTAGATTTTATTAAATCATTTGAGGATTTTAATGATGTTAATGAATTCATTGAAAAACGTAGTAATAATAAATATTTTGATTTGTCAAAATCTATTAAAGAAAATAAATCTACTATTAAAGGATATATATATGAAAGATTATGGGATTTAGTTATTAAATTTTTACACCCTGATATTTTTATTTCTAAATTAATAGATATTAATATTGAAAATAATGTTAAACATATTAACGTTAATATAAATAATATTGATGATAATATTAATAAATATTTTATTAAATTTGATGGAATTTTTTTAGATAAATACATTAATTCTAATTGGAATAGTGGTAATTCACAAGGATTTTCAGATATTTCTTTTGAATTAACTGAAAAATCTATTTCTACTGACAAAAATAGAATTTATTTCATTTCTTCATCTAAGTATTATGGTAAAGAAAAAAATATAAGTGATTATGATATTGAAAAATTATGTATAATTATTAATAAAAATAAGGATAATAAAATAAGATGTTTATTATTTATCAAAGATAAGGAAGAATTTATTAAAAAAGTTAAGAATTCAAATAAATCTAGTTCAATTCTTATTGAATATATTAAACCTTTTGAAAATAATGTTTTTGATTTAAATGATTTAAAACCATTATATTATCAACTAAAAAATTTATTCTCTTTTTATAATTATTTTAAAAATGATAATGATATTAAAAGATTTAAACAAAGTTATCTAAAAGAAAATGGAAATAAACAACCATTAAATTTAAGATTTCATCAAAAATTATTTATTAATGAAATTAGAGAAATTATTAAAAAAGAGAAGAAAACAGATATATTAATTGGGGCTGTTCCAAGATGTGGTAAAACTTATATTATGGGAGGTATTATTTTAGATTACTTAAAAAATTATAAAAAAACTAGAAATAATTTTATTATAATTACATCAGCCCCAAGCGAAACAATAAATCAATATAAAGAAATGTTTAATAATTATTTAGATTTTGAAATTAATAATATAAAAGCCGAAGAAATAGACTTAAAAAAATTTTCATTAGATGAAAATAAAAATAATGTAATTTTGATTTCTATTCAAAAATTAGTTAGAGAAAAAACAAAAAAGGGTGATGATGAAATTATAGAAATATTAGATGATAAAAAATATAATAAGTATATTAATTTACTTAAAGATTATAAATTTGATATTATATTTATCGATGAAGCACATTACGCACAAACAACAGATAAAGCAATTGATATTTTAAAGAATAAACTTAAATATGATTATAGAATTTTTACAACTGCAACTTTTAGAAAACCTACTGAAATACATCATATTAAATATTTATTATATTGGAATTTAGAAAATTCAATTAAATTAAAAAGATTAAATAAATATTTTTTTGATTTAAATGAATTTAATCTTTTTATTGATAATAATTTAATTAATAATTGTAATTTCTCTAAAAAAACTATATATGATGTTTTAAAAGAATTTAATGTAGATATAAAAAGTAAAAAAGATATTACAGAAAAAATTTTATCACAATATAAAAATATCCCTGAACCATTAGTTTTAACTACTATTTGGAAAAACTTTGATGATGTTTATAAACATATTGAATTAGCAAAAGATAGTAATTATTCTTTTGATATGAATAAAATATTTTCTACTAACAAAGAAGATAATTTATTTGTTAATCAAGAACAAGCAAAAGAATTATTTTGTTATTATTTAGGTATTCCAAGAGAAACATTTTTAAAAAAAGATAAACAAATAGAAATTGAATATAAATATAGAAATATCTATAACAAATTTGGAATAGTTCCAAGAATTAAAAGTTTATGTAATAATAATTGTAGAACTCTTCAACAAAATATTATTACATCACAATTATGGTTTTTACCTTTTGGAATAGGAGGAAATTTAATTAATATTATGAATGCTATTATATTTTTATTAAAAGATACTAAAGAATTACAAAAATTCTATAATAATACTTTATTTATTTTAGCAAAAGGAAATGATAAGGAATTAAAATATAAATATAAAAATATTGAATATTACGATAATTCAAAAGGTTTAAAAGAATTTATTATTGAAAAACAAAAAAAATTATCTCAAGATGAAAATAACTCCTATAAAAATTTAGTTATATTAACAGGTTTTAAATTACATTTAGGAGTATCTCTCCCTGGTGTTGATATTGTTGTTCTATTTAATCAACTAAAATCAATAGACTTATTATATCAAATGATGTTTAGGTCTATGACAGAAGATGATAATAAAAAATATGGTTTTATAATAGATTTAAATCCTCAAAGAAATATGGCTTTTTTAGACTATGATTTTAATAGTATAATCAAAAAAAAAGATAAAGAAATAGATAAAGAAACTCGACGATTTTTGATAACTGATTTATTTAATATTGATAGAGATATGTTTATTATGGATTATGATGAAATAATTAAAAATAAAGATGATTTGAAAAAATATGAAGAAAATATGAAAAAATATAGTATTGAATTATTTAATGAATTATCAAAAAATAACGATTTTAAAGATAAAGAATTTGATTTTATTTTTAATGATTATTTTGATAAAATTTATAAAAATAAAACATTAATGAATGAATTTAAAAATATTCTTAAAGATTTTAAAATTAATAAAGAAGATAAAAATAAAATTAAAAGAGGTTTAAATGAATTAGATGAAAATAAAAAATTTGAAGATAAAAAATACAATGAAGATGAAGATGATGATGAAAAATATAATAAAAAAGAAAAAGATAATAAACTATTAGAAAATAAAATTAGAAAATATTTTAAAAATATTTTACATATTATATCATTTTTATCAATTAAAGGAAATATTAAAGATTGTTGTTATATTACTGAAGATTATAAAAAAATTAATAAAGAAATTATATACATATTAGAAAATGAAATAGAAAACAATAAAGAAATTAAAGAAATATTTATTTATACTATCAATGATAGATGTGGACTAAATTTAGAAGAAGATATAATATATAACAATATCAAAAAACTATTGAATATATAATCTAATAATAGAAATGACAAATAAAAATATTAATGAATATATACAAGAAAAAAGGAATGAAATATATGATATAAAAGATCCGGAAAAATTATTAGAATTTATCAATAGTAATCTTCCAATAAGTGAAAAAGCAAAAAAAGAAAGAGGTGAAGTTTTTACTCCTAAAAAAACTATTTATGATATGATAAATGAATTACCAATTTATGTTTGGATTAATCCAAATTTAAAATGGTTAGACCCAGCATCTGGATTAGGTAATTTCTCTATAGTTATATATAAAAAACTTTTTGAAGGATTAAGTAAATGGGAACCAAATGAAGAAAAACGAAGAAAACATATTTTAGAAAAAATGCTTTATATGGTAGAATTTGATAAAGGAAATGTTTTTTTTATGAAAAAAATATTATGCGCTAATAAATATAATTTAAATATATTTGAAGGGTCATTTATACCACATAAATCATATGATAAATCAATAAAAGTTTTTAATGGTAAATTTAATAATGGAAAAGATATTAAATCGTTTGATATAATATTAGGTAATCCTCCATATAATGATAAAAATGGTAGAAGTCCCATTTATAATATATTTATAGAAAAAGCATTAATGATATGTAATATATTTTTATTATTTATTATTCCTTCTCGTTGGTTTTCTGGTGGAAAAGGTTTAGATAGTTTTAAAAAGATGATGTTAAATAGAACTGATATTGTATTAATAAAACATATTGAAAATGCTTCTGAAATATTTGGAAATGAAGTAGATATTAAAGGAGGAGTTAATTATTTTTTAATTAATAAAAAATATAAAGGGTTATGTAATTTTAATGGTTCTTTAATTAAATTGAATAATTTTGAAATATTAATTAATGATTATAAATATTATTCTATAATTAAAAAGTTAATAAAATTTAAATCTATAAATGAATTATATAAGGGACAACATTTTTTTAATATTTTAACAGATGATAAAAGATTGGTATCTTTAAAAAGAAATAATAATTATATAAAATGTTATGTATCAAAGAAACAAAATTTAGATAGAATTAAATATATTAATAAAAATTTAATTATAAATAATAAAGGAGAAAAAATTAATTATAATTATTTTAAAGTAATATCAACAAAAGCTTCTGGTGAAGGTGTATTTGATAGTTTTGGATATACACAAATAATAGAACCAACAAATGTCCATTCATATAGTTATTTTCATTTTAAAGTTAAAAATGAAAAGGAAGCAAAATCATTAATAAGTTATTTAAAATGTATATTACCTAATTTTATGTTAAGTTTAAAGAAAATATCAAAAGATATTAGTAAAGAAACTCTTAAATGGGTTCCATTGCCTCCCTTAGATAGACTATGGAAAAATGAAGAAGTTTATAAATATTTTGGATTAAAACCAAATGAAATAAAAATAATTGAAGAAAAAAAATTAAAAGGATTTCATAATACTTAAAACTATATTTTTATTTAACATAAATAAGTTTCTTCTATAAAACTTATTAAATCTTTTATAATATTTTTTTTATATGTAATTATATGATTTTTAGTATATTCTCTATATGAGATTCTATGACAATCAACTATAAATTCTACATCATGTAATTCTCTAAAATCTTCATATTTTATTTGATAAGGAAATTTTTCATATCCTTCCCAATTTAATTTATCATTATCAATTTTTTTATTTAAATGACTATTAAATGTAGCAAAACCTATAACTTTATTCACTCCTTCTTCTTTTTTTTTATAAAAAAGTAATATATCACCTTTTGTTAAATCTTTATGATTACTAGAAAATCCCCAAATCCCATATTTAAATGATTTATTAAAATTATTACCATTACTAATAGAAATCAAATAGATTTTATTATGAAACATAATTGATATTTTTAAATTAAATCCAAAAAATCATTTTTTAAATATTATCATCATATTTCATATAATTTATTATTAATATTTTATTAAATTTAATTCCACATTCTAAATATTCAGCACTTTCTTGATACAATATATGATATGAAGGAAATTTATTTTCTTCTATATCTAAATAGATAATGTTATTATCTCTTTTATCAAATTTCAAATTAATTTCATCAATATCATTAGTAGATGATGATAATTTTTCTAAATATTCTAATATTCTTGGATTTTCTATAATAACTATTTTAGTTTTTATTTTTATATCTTGATAAATAATATTAGGTTTTTCATATCTTCCATAACTATTATCATAAGTAATTTTATAATATTTAATTTTATATTGTTTCGTCATTTCCTTCATATTCATCTTTAATAGAATAGAACACATTTTCACATAATCTCCATCTTCTATTTTTTCCTTATTATTATCAATCAATTCCATCAATTTAGAAGTCATTATTTATATTTAATAATGTCAAAAATAAACTTAAATCGATTTTTTATATTTATTTTAATTTTTTGGCAGAATATTTCATTTAATAAATCTTCTATATATAAATATAAAAAATTTATTCTTAAATTAATTAAAATTATAATAATACTTCCATTTTTCTTTGAAATCTTCTAATGATGTAATATTAGTTGTTCTATATCTTGATGAAATATATGGATAATATCTATATCCTTCCATAAAATCTACTAATATTTCTCCCTTTTTCTCATAAATCTTAAATGATACAATACGACCCATTCTATCATCATTAATTGATATATAATCATTTGATATATAATATGGACTATGATTATAAGCTTGTAAAATTTGAGAAATTATTAAAGAATTCATTTATTATTTTTAAATAATTATATATAAAAATATATCATTTTTTATTTATATAGATATGATTGTAGGAGGATTATTTATTTCCATGGCATTAATATCATATTTAATTTATAAACCAAAACAATCACCAAAAGGAAGCGTTGGATATTATAAACAATTATGGAAAGAATTATATTAAATAATTATATTCTTTTACAAAATTCTCCCACATTTGTCTAAATTTAGGAACTTTTAATAAATTAATATTATTACTATAACTAGTTCGTTGATTTCCTATCCAATATCCAAGCATTTTTATTTCATTATCATTATTACTCTTAGTTGGTAATTTATTATGTTCTTTTATATAATCAATAGTTTTATTTAATTTTTCAATCCATATAATCTCATTTCTATTTGAATTTAGAATATCTTTAAATTCTTCTAAAAATTGTTCCCACACTTTTCTTATTATATCATCTTCCATCAATAATTTTTTTTCATTATAATTTATAATCTGTGTATCATACCATCTTCTTAAAGATTTATCAGTTATTACAGATGGTAATATACGATTTTTTATTATAAATTCTTTAAAATTATTAAATTTAATATACCAATTTTCATTATTTAATCTCATATTTGTAATGAATAGGAGAGGAAATTCATCAATTAAATCCTTCCATTTCTTTTTAATTATGTCATTATTTTTCATAATACCTTCATTGTTTTTATTATTATACTTTTGATGAGCAATCCATTTATATAATCCATTTGATTTAGATTTTGGTATTGAATTATTTTCTTTTATATATTTTCTTAATAATTCATATTTTTTATTCCAAATAATTATATTATATTTTAATAGAATTAAATCTTCATATTTTTCTATAAAATTTTCCCATATAATTATATTACTTTTAATCATAATATTATTTAAATAAGTTCTTTTATTATATTTTATAAAATGTCCTAATGATCTTATTTCATTATCTTTATCAGTTCTTGATGGTAATATTTTATATTTAATAATATAATCTTCAACCATTTTAAGTTTATCTATCCAAGAAATAATTTTATATTCCTTTATTCCAATTACATATTCATCAATTAATTTCTTATCTTCTTTAAGAATTTTAATATCATTTATAGTTTTATTATTATAGAAATCTATTGAATTTATATTAATTCTTTCTTTGAATAATATATCAAATTCTTTGATTGATGATAATGTTTCTAATATTTCATCATATTCATTACACCATATATAAATATTAGCAATTTTATAAGGATTATTTTTATCAATTCTTGTAGCTCTATTTATCCTTTGAATAGTTGTTATTTTATTTTTTGATGAATATGATATATAAATACTATCACAACATGGAATATCAATACATTCATTCAAAATTTTAATATTAAATAATAATTGAATTTTATCATTAGTATTAGAAAATTTATCTAATACTATTTTTCTATATTTATCATTATTTTCACAACATAATCCATATATATCCATTTGAATCATATAATATTCATTTAATATTTTCATACATTCTATCATTTCATTCATATCATTAGTATTTTTACAATAAATAATTATCTTCCTTGAACCATTATTAAGAATACACGAATATAAATATATACATCTATTTTTTATATTATTATCAATATCATAAATTGATAATTCTTTTTTCAATTCATCATTATTCTCATGAATTGAAGGCAACCAAATTTTATAATCACATATATAACCATTTGAAATAGCATCCCTAAATTTCATTTCATAAACTATTTCTCCAAATATTTGTTCAACAACATATTCTTCATCATATTCAATGTCATAAATTCTTGGCGTAGCAGACATAAATAATATTTTATGATTTAAATGAAGTAATTTATAAATATCATTGTTTTCATCAATTATATTTGTTTTTGATATATTATGAAATTCATCAATAATAAATAATGGATTATCAAATAATTCTAAACATTCTATAATCATATCAACTGATTTATATGTTGATGAAATTAGAAATTTCTTATTTTTTCTAATAAAATCCTTAATTTTATCAATATCTCTTTCACCATCAGTATCAATCAATAATGTTTTTGATTTTTTATAACCATATTCAATAAATTTATTTAAATTTTGATTAGCAAATTCTCTCAATGGTGATATGAATATTATTTGAGAAAACTTATTTGATATTAAATAACTTGTATAAGTTTTTCCACATCCACACGGAAGTGATAATATTCCTCTATTATTCTTCTTGAAATTATTATCTATTTTTTCAAATGCTTCTATTTGATATGAATATGGATTATATTTAATTATAGGTTTAGTTATTTCAATATTTTTATAAGGTAATTTAACGAAATATATATTATTATCTTCGGGTATTTCTAATAATTTATCAATATCATCATTACAATCTATATCAAATACATAAGAACTATTTTTAGATGTATATTTAATATTTCTTGATAAATTACTTGTATAATAAATAAATGTTGATATTCTTGAAAAAGCACTTCTCATCATAATTCCTGAAATATCATTTACACATAATCCATTTTCATAACCATTTTTAGCTTGTATTATAGAAATATTATCTTTATTGATTTGAATTAAATCTATACCAATATCTTTATGATTATGTATTTGACCTTCTTTAAAATCTTTTCTTAATAATCTCATATCATTATGCGAATGAATTAAATTATTATCAATTAATATATTTTCAGGACATTCATTCCATAAATAAGCATTCTTACCAAGATTATTTATTATTATACTTTTTATAAATTTTTCATATAATAATCCTTTTTCTTGGTTATTCATTTTTTTTAACTGAAAAATCATTAAAAATTATTAATCAATTTTTAATTTAAAAATAAGCAAAAATATTTATTCTATTGATTTTTTATTAGTATGATTTCTTTTCTTATATAATTTATTTAATACCATCATCTTGAAATAAAGTTTTTTCCATTCATAATATTCTAAAGTAGGTTGATTTATTTTTATCTTTTCTACCTTATTTATAAATTTATAATATTTTAATATAACTATAAATACAATTCCAATAAAAATAATTTTGAAATCTTCCATTACTATTATATTAATTATTATTTTGTTGCTGTTCTTCTAATGCTTTTATTTTTATCCATTTTGCTTTTTCAAAAGTTATATCCCTCTTTCTCATATAATTAAGAAATTTAATAACTTCGGTTTTATTACTTTCACTAAAAAATTTATTTAAATTATCTACTGATGCTTGATTATGACGCGAACCAAAACTTAAATCCCTCATTTGAGTTTTATAAATATCCGAAATAAACATCGGTTGTTCCAATAACCATTCATCATACATTTTCTTATAACCTTCCTTATCCTTTGTTATAATTTCATTACCTCCATTTTGATATACTATATTTATATCTGTTTCTGTTAAACTAACATCAACAACATCCTCTTCAGGAAATTCCATTCTTAAAAATAATTAAAGATATTAAAAAATTGCGGGATTACACAGAAATGTAGGAGGAGTGGGATTCGAACCCACGCGCACATAGGTGCAGAGGTGCTTAAGACCCCCGTCTTTACCGCTCGACCATCCTCCCGCAAAATTTTATAAAAATAAAACATTTATTTTCATATTATACATCACATTTTTCTTTCGTTATTTATATAAAATAAATTATCTTTATATATATTTTTATATTTAAGAAAAGAATTAAATATAATAAATAATAGATGTCTATTTCAATTGGGAATTTATTAAACGAAACTATTAATGATAATAGATTTAAAATAAATACTTACAATAATTCAAATGTAATTAATATTAATTTAGACGAAGGGACTAATAATGATGCTATAATTAATTTTAAGAATGATTTTGAAATAGGATTATCGAATAATTTTTTTTCTATTAATTCGCATAATTCAAATCTTTTAAATTTTTCTTCCAACAAAACATCTTTCAATAGTGATGTATATATTAAAAATAATTTTTATACTTCCAATAATTCTACTTTTATTCAATCCAATTCTATTATGAAATTAACAAATGACCCATCTAATCATTTCACTATCTATAATTCTAATAATTATCCCATATTTAAAGCTACTAATAGCAATATTCAAATAAATTTCAATAATTCTAACAAAATTACATTATCTTCCAATGGTCTCGATGTATTTGATAATATTAATATTAATAATAATAAAACATTATTCACATCGAGTATAAAAACTCCTAAAAAAGATTTCCCTATTATTATTGATTATGCTTCTATATCTAATTTAGATATCGGTGGTGTTAAATTTAAAAAATATCTATCTATCGAAAATGATGAAATATATCCTTATCCATCCTTCACAATCAATCGCTATAATATCGATTGTAATATTGCTGAAATTTATGTAAAAAATCAAAGTAATATTAGCAATCTTTCCTTTAGTATTAATAAAGACGGATTTTTAGGCATCGGTTTCTCTAATGCCATTAATCCTATCGATATTAATATCAATAATTCTAATATTCCATACGCATTTAATTATAAAGGTCATTCAGTTTCTAATGTCGATCAATTTGTTATTACAAGTAGAGGAAGAATTGGTATAGGAACTAACATTGTTAATAATCAAATTTCTATAAATATTAAAGATGATATTAGAGATAGTATTAATTATCCAGCTATTAATTATAATATTAATTATGATTATTCAAATAATTATAGAACATCTAATATCATAGACCTACAATTCATTGCTGATAGAGGTTCTAATGATATCTTAAATGATGAAGACGTTATAATTAATAGAGTTCCATTTCAATATAATAATTTTATTTTTAATTTAACTAGTAATATCACTTTAATACCTTTAATTATCGATCCTTATACTAATGCTAAAGTTATAGTAAGTGTTAATAATAATATTCAAAATGATTATATTAATAGCAAACAAATATCCAGTATTATTCCTATAAGAACATTTAATTATTCTCCATTATTATTCACCTATAATAATATAGATTATGAAATAATTTATTCAATATCATTACCAACTTTTATGAATATTGATTTAAATGAAATTATTATTGATAATAATAAAATAAATCCTTCAATTGTTTTAGATAATGTTAATACCAATTTCTATTATATCAATTATATTAATTATATAGTTAAAGAAGGAACTCAAAAACCTTATAATGAAAATAATTTGATTTTAAAAGAAATTACCACAGAAATTTATACACTTAATGTTGGTAGTTTTAGTGATTTTACCATCTTTATAACACATCGCCTATATATCGAAAAAAATATATATGAATTAAAAGGTTTTGTTGATTATTTAACTTATGTTTATCAAAAACCTTCGGGAATTTTAAAAGGAACTTCTAATAATAATTTTAGTTGTTTATTAGATGCTAGTGGAAAATTATCATTAGGAACTGAACAACCAAATGAAGATTATTATTTATATGTAGATAAAAAATCACGTCTTAATAATGTAGAATTGGTTAATATTTCAAGTATTCCTAATAGGAAAAATGTTGGTTTCTCAGGTTGTAATATTTCTAATATTAATAAAGGATTTTTTAATGTTATTAATACTAATCATATCATAACACAATCAGCATCTATAGCAAATATTATCGTAGCTGATTCAAGTTTTGAAAATATGAATATTAGCAATTTAAATTCCGTTAAAATTAATTTTAAAGAATTAAATAGTAGTAATTTAACATTTACATCTAATCTCTTTAATCCTAATTTAAAAATTATCGTAGGTTCTAATAATTCTAATATTCAAACTTCTAATCAATCTTATTTAATGAATTTAAATATTAATTCTTCATTAAGTAATGGTTTATGTATTCAAAGTTTTAATTGTAATTTAAATCCTTCTATACTTCTTCATGGATTTTCAAATAATAATTTCCCTCAATTATCTTTTAGAAATATTACTGGCAATTATTCTTTTAATCTCACATCTAATATAAATAAAAATTTCTTAACTTCTAATAATTTTAATTTAAGAGATAATTTAAATAATACCACTATCTTTCGTCATATCAATTTCGATGATAATAATAATCAACTTTGTTTTGGAAGTTCAAATAATATCATTTTCGATTTGAAAAATAATAATATTACTACTAATAATACTAATAAAATTAGTTTAGGATTTCCTTATCGTTTCTTAATCCAAAATAATCTTAATATTAATAATTGGGAAAACTATTTCAAAGATAACACTTTAAATAATAATGCTATGTTAAATGTTTTCGGTAATGTCAATTTATCAAGTATTAATAATAAATCTTTTATTAGTTGTATATCTAGTGAATTCCCTAATGATAAAATAGGAATTGCTATTGGTTCTAATAATATTAGAGATGGATTTTTATTAAATGTCGAAGGTGATACTTACTTCTCATGTAATATCAATGTTAATAATGATATTTATCTTAAAGGAACTATTACAAATATTTCAGATAGTAGAGTTAAAAAAGATTTAAGAAAAATTGAAAATGCTCTAGAAAAAATTAATAAAATTAATGGATATATTTATGAAAGAACTGATACAGGTAAAATTGAGAGTGGTTTAATAGCTCAAGAAGTATTAGAAATTATTCCTGAAGTTATTAATAAAAATAAAGATGATTTATATAGTATTTCTTATGGTAATATGATGGGTATAATAGTTGAAGCTATTAAGGAATTAAAAGAATTGATTGATAAATAATTATTTAAATTTTGATTTTGTTATTATCCATAAATCTCCACAATATCTTAAATATTCATATGGAAAATAAAAATATCCATTGTCCCCCCAATAAGTTCCCCACGAATTTCTTAATATTAATTCACGTGTATTATCATCATATCCGCATATAATTACAGCATGACCTCCTATTAATTTATCATTATTAGTTGGCATCCCTATTTTCCCAGTAGTTCTTGAATGATTTGACATAAAATTCGTATAGATAGATATGGCTATCGCTATAGGTTCATTATTATCAATCCATTTCTTAATAGTTGATAAATCATTATTAATATTATAAGCATCTATTAAATAATTTTCCTTCGCCTTTTCATAAGCTTCAATAGGAGGCTTTATAAATATATTCTCTATCTTATATTCCCAATATTTTTCATCACATATTCCATTTGTTTTTAATGAATATATTCCATCACTTAAATATGCTCCCTTATCTTCATTTGTCTCATTTATAAGTTCCCTTTCATTATAATATAAAAATAATCTGGAACCTTTGAAATTAATAGTATCATAATCAAATATAGAACAAAGAGCAAATGCTGAACAACTTCCTATTTTCCCCTGTTCATATACTGGAGGAAATTTAGGTCTTAAATCAACTTTTTTAATTTCTTTTATCTCTTCTTTTAATTCTTCTTGAATTAATGGAGGAATATCTATTTTAATATTTAAAAGTCTGTATATAAATATAAAACAATTTGATGAATAACCATCTTTTATTAGATACATATATGGAAGTTCATAATTTTTATTTAAAAATCGAATTATAAATATTTGTTTTTGATTATCATATCCACTTATTATAATTGTTATAGCCCCAATTCTCTTTTCATTTATTAATGGAAAATCAATTTTATTTGATAATATATCAAAACTTTCATATATATAAATACTTACTAAAAATGGTTCATTATTTACTAATGCTAATATAAGACTATTTAAATCTTTTTTAATCTTAACTATATCAAATTTATATTTATTTTCTTCAGCTTTTTTAAAAATATCTTTTGAAGGTTCCTCATTTATTAACTCAGGATTATATTTATAATCATCATTAAAACAATATCCATATTCTAATAAATTATTTATAGAATTATTAATATTATAAGAATTTGTATTAAGTCTTTCAATATAATATATAAACATTCTCGATATCTTCTGTTTCACATCATATTCAATCAAAGTTGCTATAGCATTCGCTGAACTTCCTAATAATTCATAATTATCCAATGATGGTAATAATGATGTTAAATCTAACTTATTCTTCTTAATTTGATTTATTTGAAATGTTGTTTTACTTAACAAATGAGATATATCTATAGTATTATCTATCTCAACATCAAAAAAAGACATAATTATCTATTATATTTCATTAGTTTTTTAATTAATTTCAATTAATTATATAGAATTATAATGAAAAAATGTAAAGAAAATAAAATATTAAATCCTAAAACCAATATTTGTGTTAAAAAAACAGGTGTTCTTGGTAAAAAAATAGCTATTAATAATGAAAAAATTCATTTATTTTGGGATAAAAATAGTTGTTTTTTAGATAGTGTATTAGTTTCATTGTTTCATGATAATGACACTAATCTTATTAAATATCCTTTAATAAAATTTAAAAATAAGGATTTGAATAAAAAAGCTATTAATCTTAAAAAAGAATTAGTAAAGATATATGAAATTATAGCTGAGAGAAAAATAAATAAAAATAAGGAGACGTGTTCATTATTAAGAGATATTATAGATGATTTTTATAATAATTTAATTAAAATATATCCTGATAAAATTATTATTGAAAATGAAGAAAATTGGATTGATTCGCAATTAGATATCTTTGATTTCTTAAATTTATACGAAAAAATTTTTAATATTCCAAATAATATTACTATTAAAGAAGGTAATAATATATATAAATCTAATTTATTTTATAATATTCCAAATAATTTATTATTAGATAAAAATAAGGTTTTTATTAATAAAATATTACCATCTTTTAATATTAAAAATAATGATAAAATTATTAAAACAACCTTATTAAAAGCTGATAAATTATTTCTAAAAATTTTTAGAAATATGTTTTATTTTAAATTAGAAACTAAAATTATACCCGCAAAAACTCTTAAATTAAAAGATAACAATTTTAATTTACATTTAACCTCCATTGTCATTCATTATGGTGATTATGGAGGTGGTCATTATATTTGTCTTTATAAATTTAATGATAAATGGTTCGAATATGATGATACAAATCATTCACCTACTTATATTGGAAGTTTAAATAAAATTATTAAAAATAATAATTATACATCGAATATAGTAGGATTAGTTTATTCAAAATAATGTCTCTTATATTTGAACCTATAAGTGATTCAATTAAAAAAAAATTATTAGTTAAATTGTCTTCTTCAACACAAACTATTATAGACGATGATATTTTTATTAACGAAGAACATAAAAATTTATGTAGTTATTATAAAAAATATATTGAACTTAAATCAAAATTAGAAACTAAAAATAAAAAAATAGTTTTAAGTTTTATGAAAAATATATTAATAAAAAATGAAAATAATACATTATTATCCAATGAATTTGATAATAAAATAGAATATACACCAGTTGAATACGAATATAATATTAAATGGAATGAATACAATAAAATATTTATTAATAAATTAAATTATGTTTTTAATTATAACTATATTAATTTATTCTTACATCAACAACACCTTTTTATATCTTCTTTAAATACAAGAGAATTATATAATATAAAATATTATACTTATAATGGAGATATATATCTTAATTCTTATATTCAAGGAACATTTTCTATAGATATTATTAAAGAGAATAGTGGCAATTTATATTCTAATGAAAATGATTTATGTTATTTCTTTTATCAATTAAAAGATTATTTTAAAATTCATAAATATAATGATAAAGAAATTGATATTAATAATAATGATTTATTTATTAATTTTATTAAAAATGAATGTTTAAATTTTCATATCAAAATTTACGAATATATATTTGCTAAATATTTATTGGAAATGAATGAGATATTTAAAAAAGCTCCTAAAACTACTGATAAATTAATTTTATATAGAGGTATTACAACTGATTATATTTCTTCAAAATTAAAAAAAGAGTTTTTTAAAAATACTCAATTTACTTCTACATCTTTATTTATTGAAAAAGCTATTGGATATAGTTCTGGAAAAAATAAAATGATTCTCAAAATTAATGTTCCTAAAGGTTTGTCTTTAATTTTTGTTGAAGGTATAACATTAGCAGAAAATGACTTTGAAGTTATTATTCCCATTAATTCTATTTTTCTCGTTAAAAAAACATTTCATATAATCCCATTTTACAAAAAAAAAGATGATATAATTTGTCCCGACGAGGATTATATACCTGTTAATGTTGCTGAATTAACTTATATTCAATAAAAATTTATTTAAGATTATTTTGAATATATTTAATTAAATGAAATATACTATTGGAATTCCTAAAGAAATTAAAACTAATGAATTAAGAGTTTCTCTAATCCCATCTGATGTTAAAAAATTAACCGATTTTAATATTCAAGTTTTTATTGAAAAAAATGCTGGTATTTGCGCTCTTTATAATGATGATGATTATTTAAAAGCTGGTGCTATTATATGTGATACACCTAATGAAGTTTTTGAAAAATCTTCTATCATTATCAAAGTTAAAGAATTATTAAACGAAGAATATGATTTTATTAATGATAATCATATTATTTTAACATTCTTTCATTTCGCCAGTTCTCAATCATTAATTGATGCTATGATTAATAAAAAACCAATTTGTATCGCTTATGAAACTATTAAAAAAGATGATGGAACTTATCCAATCTTAGCACCTATGTCTAAAATTGCTGGAGAACAATCAATTATTAATGCTAATGATTTTATTAAGAAATCGAAAGGTATTGATACAGACCATGTAATTACTATCATTGGTGCTGGTAATGTTGGTAAAGCAAGTGCTTATAAAGCTAAAGAATTAGGATATAAAAACATTAATTTAATTGATAAGGATTATAATAAATTACAAAATTTTATTAATGAAGGTTTTTGTATTTATGAAATGAATGATAAAAATTTAATTGAATTATTAAAAATATCAAATATTGTTATCGGTTCTATTTATAATTCTGGTGAAAAAGCTAATAAATTAATTACTAAAGATATGATGGATTTAATGCCTGATAATTCTATTATCATGGATGTAGCTATTGACCAAGGAGGAATTACTGAACTATCCGAAATTAGAAATATTTATGATCCAATTATCAAATATAATAAAACTAATATTTATTGTGTTTCTAATATTCCAAGTGCTGTTCCTCATAGAGCTTCNAATGAATTATCTAATGCTATTTATCCGTATATTGAAAATATTATCAAAGATATGGATATTCAAAAAACAATTGAAAATAACGATGAATTAAGAAGAGGTATTAATATTTATAAAGGAGAAATATGGAATATCAATTTAATTAAATAATAATCGTTTTTCAATTACATAAGGGTTCTTATTAATTATTTTTGCTGTTTTTGGCAATTCTGTTAAAAACATTTTATTACCATTTATAACAATGCTATTTAAAATAGGTGGTAATTTAAGTATCAATTCTCTATAATTTTCAATATTATATGGTTTTTTTTCCTTATAAAAATAATTATAATACCAATCTCTTACTAATTTNATAATATCTATATATTCTTGTTCATTATCTAAATCACTATAAGGATAATACCCTGTTAATTTTCTAGGTGAATAGGCGTTTAATAATAAACTATAATCATTACGATTTATAGTCTTCGTTTTATTATAATTTAAAACTGATTGTTCAATTGTTGTTGAAAAATCAAAATCCCAAATAACCCATAAAAATCCAATATTTTCTAAATAATAATCTACTCCATCTATTTTATAATGAAAATAACCACCTGCTTTTATCTTATGAAATAAAAAGTTCCCTGGGTGTGCGTCATTATGAACTCTTCCTGTATGATAATTAAAAAACATTATAGATAATAATTGTTGTATAAGAGAATGTATTAGATAAATCTTATTTGATTTATATAATCTTAAAAATTTCCATAAATCTCCATTTGCTAATTCATTAAATGATGTTATTATTCTTGAATTTAAATTTAATCTAATTAATTCTGGGAATTTTTTAATATCTTGTGATACTGATTTATCAGCATCATTTGATTTTATAAAACTATCTTTATCAATTTTATTCATTTTTTCACATATTACATAACCATAAAATATTGGAAAATGAGGACACATATCCATTCTTACCAAATTTGTTAATAAATTTAATAAATCTAATTCCATAGTAGTTTTTTTCGTAAATGTATAAACCTTTGAAGCAAATGTAAATAATTTCTTCGTTTTTTCCCGAAATTCACTTAAATATACTATCCCATATACACTATCACTTCCAATTCTCTCTTTTAATATTATTCTATTTCCTATACGATATGTCTTTGAACCATTTGGATTTTCTTTATATACTCTTAAACAACCCTTATTATCCTTATTATATTTATGTAATTCTCGTCTCATTAAAACTAAATATTTATTTCTATGAAATATATCAGCGCTAACTCTATTTTTAAATACTATTAAAGCTTTCTTAACCTTTTTAATCGCATCTATCTTCTTATCTAATGAATTAGATTTTTTAACTTTCTTATCTAATTCATTAACTTTTTTAGTCTTCTTTTCTAATAAATTCGATTTCTTAACTTTTTCATCTAATTCATTAACTTTTTTAGTCTTCTTTTCTAATAAATTCGATTTCTTAACTTTTTCATCTATAGATTTTTTTTTAATACATCTATTAGTTTTTTCATTTCTAACTTTATCTTTATCGCATTTTTTAACTATAATACCATTAATTAATTCATATAGTTTAAGAATATTTTTATTTTTTTGATTAAATAATATTTCTATTGCCTTCTTAGTATCTTTATTAATACATCTTTTAGTTTTAGGATTTAATATTTGCGATTTATTACAATCCGTTTCTTTCATTATTCTATATTAAATAAAATATTTAAAATAGTCCTTTCTTAGTAATTTTATAAGGGTTCTTATTTATTATTGTTGCTCCTAATGGCAATTTCTTTAATAATATATTATTATTACTTAATTTTTTAGGTAAATTATAAATATAATCCTTGAAATTTCTAATATTAAATTTATTAAAATCAAAAATTTTTAAGATAAAACTATTCAATATATCTTCATTAATATTAAAATAATTACTTAAAATTATATTATAATCATTCTTAACCATTTTATGCTTTTTAAATATTTGTATTGCTTGTTTTAATGTTATCGATAAATCAAAATCCCATATTACCCATAAAAATCCTAGATTTTCTAAATAATAATCAGCACCAAATATATTATAATGAAAATAACCACCTGCTTTTATCTCATGATATAAAAAGTTTCCAGGGTGTGTATCATTATGTAATCTTCCTGTATGATAATTAAAAAACATTATAGATAATAATTGTTGCGTAAGAGCATTTAATAAAACTAAATAATTTGATTTATATAATTCGATAAATTTCCACAAATCACCATTTGCTAATTCATTAAAAGTTGTTATTATTTTCGATTTTTTATTTTTTTCAATTATTTCTGGAAATTTACTAATATCTTGTGATATTGATTTATCAGCTTTATTTGATTTTATAAAACTATCTTTATAAATATCATTTTCACATATTACATAACCATAAAATATTGGAAAATGAGGACACATATCCATTCTTACCAAATTTGTCAATTTAGTTAATAATTCTAATTCTATATCTGTTCTAATTTTATATTCATAAATCTTTGAAGCAAATGTAAATAATTTCTTCGTTTTTTCCCGAAACTCACTCAAATATACTATACCATATTTACTATCACTTCCTATTCTCTCTTTTAAGATTATTCTATTTCCTATTCGATATATATATGAACCATCAGGATTTTGTTTATAAACTCTTAAACAACCCTCCTTCTTATTCTTTAATTCTCTTCTCATTAAAATTAAATATTTATTTCTATGATATATATCAGCACTAACGCGATTTTTAAATGGTATTAATGCTTTCTTAATTTTTTTTATTGCTACTATTTTCTTATCTAATGATACTGGTTTATTATTATTAACTTTAATACATCTTTTTGTTTTTAAATTTCTAATCTTATCTTTATCACATCTTTTTACTATCTTTTCATCTATCTTTTCATATAATTTATGAATTGTTTTATCTCCTATATTAAATAAATATTCAATAGCTTTCTTACTATCCTTATTAATACATCTTTTCGTTTTAAGATTTAATATTTGATTTTTATTACAATCCTTATCTTTCATTACTAATAATTATAAATTTATTTAAATACATCGCCTTTATTTATTTTATAAGGGGTTTTATTTATTATTTTTGCTCCAGATGGTAATTTCTTTAATAATATATTATCATATGTATTACTTAATTTTTTAGGTAAAATATTGATATATTCATTTAAACTCTTTTTATTTAATGGTTTCTTAAAATAATAAAAATTAGACCATATATAAAATTTAGATATTAAATTATTTAATATTACACCATCTTCATTATATGCTCTAATTATATTTTCATAATCATTTTTAACATCCATTGTTTTTTTAGATTTAACTATATTTTCCGCTTTTATAGATAAAGAAAAATCCCATATTACCCATAAAAATCCTATATTTTCCAAATAATAATCTACACCAAATATATTATAATGAAAATAACCACCTGCTTTTATCTTATGAAATAAAAAGTTCCCTGGGTGTGTATCATTATGTATTCTTCCTGTATGATAATTAAAAAACATTATAGATAATAATTGTTGAATAAAAGCATTTATCAAATATATTTCATTAGTTCTGTATAATTTAAAAAAAACTGATAAATCTCCATTTGCTAATTCATTAAATGTCGTAATTATTTTTGAATCTTTCTTTAGTTTTATAATAATTGGAAATTTTGAAATATCTTGTGATATTGATTTATCAGTTTCTTTTGATTTTATAAAACTATCCTTATCAAATTTATTCATATTATTACATATTACATAACCATATAATATTGGAAAATGAGGACACATATCCATTCTTACTAAATTTGTCAATTTAGTTAATATTTCTAATTCCATTTTAGCATCTTTAACATATCCATAAATCTTTGAAGCAAATGTAAATAATTTCTTCGTTTTTTCACGAAATTCACTTAAATATATTAAACCCAATATACTATCACTTCCAATCCTCTCTTTTAAGATTATTCTATTTCCTATACGATATGAATATGAATCATCTGGATTTTGTTTATAAACTCTTAAACAACCCTCCTTTTTATTCTTTAATTCTCTCCTCATTAAAATTAAATATTTATTTCTATGATATATATCAGCACTAACCCGATTTTTAAATGGTATTAATGCTTTCATAATTTTTTCAATTGCTTCTTTTTTCTTATCTAATGATACTGGTTTATTATTATTAACTTTAATACATCTTTTTGTTTTTAAATTTCTAATCTTATCTTTATCACATCTTTTTACAATCTTTCCATCTATCTTTTCATATAATTTATGAATTGTTTTATCTCCTATATTAAATAAATATTCAATAGCTTTCTTACTATCCTTATTAATACATCTTTTCGTTTTA